GTCAAAGCTCTGAACGACAGCACGATGAGTGCCAAGCTGGAATACTGGGTGTTCGACATGTTCGACACAACCCAACCTCAGCTTCGTTTCTCCGTCCGCTCACAGCTCCTCCGCGACCTCGTCTCCCAACTCCAGCCGCCTGTCATCTTCTGCCCAACCTTCAAATCCAACCGTCTCCTTGCTGAGCACTTCTACCTCAAAGCTAAGCGACAAGGCTTCGAGGGAGTCATGTATCGCCTTAGCGACAAACCCTATGGCCTTCTTGCTCAGTGCTCCAATAAGGAAAACCGCTGGGAGTCCCTCCTCAAACGCAAAGGTTACCTCGACGCTGAGGTCGACGTCCTTGAACCCGTTGAAGGCGAAGGCAAATACCTCGGCATGATGGGTGCACTCACCTGCGAATACGAAGGCAAACGCTTCAATGTCGGCACAGGCTTCTCAGACGCCGAACGTGTCCGCTTCTGGGAAGCTCCACCTACCCGCATCCGTATCCACTTCGAATCCCTCTCTGACGATGGCGTCCCAACACAACCCCGCTATGAGTGTGAGTATGAGTAACCCACTCCCTCCTCCTGCTCTGCGCGCCAAACTTTAACGCCCACCTTATGCCTTCATTCTTAGAAAATTACGCTATTTATTCCGAGGGTAACGAGTGCCCAAAAGTCTTTCACACCTGGAGCGGTTTGGCTGCTCTCTCGAATTTGATCTCCGGTCGTGTCTGGACTGACGGTGGGGTCTACATGGTTTTCCCCAACATGTACATCGTGCTGGTTGGGGAACCCGGGTCGAAGAAGTCGACGGCCATGCGGATGTCACACAAAGTGATCGCCGAGTTTAAAAAGATCGTGTATGCCCCGGCTTCGATCACTAAGGAAGCTCTCACTCAGATGATGGCAACAGAAGAGTCTCCGTGCAGGATGGTCTTCCAGCATGAAGGCAAGCCTGTGATCTTCTCACACCTCTCCATCTTCGCCAGCGAACTGATTAACCTAATTAACGCTGGCGGGAACCCTGGTGGGATGATTGACTTCTTCACTGATGTCTGGGACCACTGCGGACGTGAATGGCGTGAGAAGACTAAAAACAAAGGCGACCATACCATCCAACGGCCGTTCATCACCATCACCGGGTGTATGACAAACGATACAGTAAAAACTCTGCAGTCACTCAAGATCATCTCGTCGGGGATGACACGACGGTGTTTGTTCGTCATGGGCGACCTGGCCGAGAAGCCGATTGCTTTTCCTGATGTTACTGATGATCAGCGCAACGCCTTCAAAGCTATGATCGCCCATGGGATTAAGGTCCAAAACACTAGTGGTGAATTCGTTTGGCAACAAGAAGCTCGTGACCACTACACTCTGCTTTACAACAAAATCTGGACCCAGAAACGAAAAGAGAGCAGCACGATCTTGAAGCAGTTTCTGGAGACTAAGCCAGAATACATTATCAAGGTTGCTATGCTGCTCTGGCTTTCGGAACACACAGACTCACTGGTGCTCACGCCGGAGAATATTCAAAAAGCGTACGATTTGGTTACAAGTGTGGAAAAGGGGGGTTCAATGTTATTTGAAGGTGCAGGAAGAAACCAGCTTGCGGCGATTTCCCAGCAGATGTGCACGATGATCGAGCGGGCACCAAACCAAGTGGTTAACGTGAAAACACTTTATTCGTTGTTTAACAAGGATGCGACAATCGCTGAGATCACACAAATCCTTAAGGATGAAGAGCAGATCGGTAGGTTGAGCAAACCTTTCTCACTCAAAGGTAGTCCGGGTCAATACATCTCGACAGTGGAAGGCTTTAAACGGTTGTCCGGTAAGGGCAAAGGAGAGGAGCCACCAACACCTTAGATCACCACGGGCTCCCCATCTGGTCTTGCCACTGTGCTTGCTGGCGAGCCGAAGCCAGACGAGATGGAGTAACTCGTTGTCCTAGCGACGACATCACATTATTGAACAGAGTGGCTTCCTCCACACTGTTAGACGAGGGCAGTTGTACACCCATTGACTGGAGTGTTGCAGCTGCCCTTTTTCTGTCTGGAGCCGCGATATTGTCACGGATGTCTTTCGGGAAGTTCTGATTGACCGAAGCTTCCGCGACCTGCCGTGCGAACGCCGCATAGGCTTTTCGGCTTTCCCGTTCCAGCATCCCTGCTTCAAGACCGTTCCCCACATGCTCTTGGAATTTCTTTCGAGCCTGGGCTGGGTCCTTCTGCAGTAGCTGAGCGATCTCGTTGGCGGCTTTGTTCGTCTTGGCCAATCGCTCCTGACGCTGGTTTTCCAGAATCCGCTCAGCATCGCGCGACTTGCTGATCCTGCGAGGTGTCGCACCAAGAGCGTACATCGCTGTCTCGTTGTCTTGCAACCCAAGCCTCGTACCTTTCGACGTGATAGCGTCTCCGTGGACAAAGTATTCCACAGCCTTGCGGAGACCAACCGGGGCGACCGACTTTGTCAACCCGAGTGTATCCCCTGTTGCCATACCAGTCACGCCGGTGAAGGCAGCATTGGCAAGGTTGGCTGTCGGACCGAACACCCGTCCTGGGTCAAACCCGTTGAACTCGTTCATACCGGGCAGGCCAGACAGGTTGAATCGTGAGCCGAAGTCTACTGGCACGCCGACGCGCTCGAGCAGGGCGTTGGCCCCGCCGCGCATAACCATATCAGCCATGTAACCTCCAGTCTCTTCGTCCGAATTCATGATGTCTGACAGCTTACTGTAGCTGCGCCCACGGATGTCGATACCCAGACGGTCTTCCAAGAGCGTAAGTAGGGGTGACACGAACGGTAAGCCCAAGGCCCCAGCGAGTCCAAACTGGACCAACGACATTGTGGCCAAGGCTCTTGCATGACTGCCCTTTGTTCCTTGACCGGCAGCCAACAGAGCTTTCGGGTCAGCAAATGCACCCTTCATGTGAGTCGCGTACATTGACATCCAGCTGAGGCTATACCGCTGGAGTGAATACAGCATTGCGCCGACCGTTGAGTTTTTGTAGAACTCTGGTGGGCGACCTGCCCGCCCGGAAGCGAACGTCGTTTGCACCATGAACCGATCCGCTGCGTCGATGGCTTCAAGATGCGACTTGCCTTGCTGACGAGCCAACTTGTAGCCCGAGATTGCAGCCAGCCGTGAGTTGAACCTCGTAAAGCTGGCGTAGATGTTCATCGAGGTGTCCGCGTAGACCTTCAACGGAGCCGTGGTCATGTCGATAGCCTTGCCGAGCATACCTTTCTGTGCGACGTTACCCAACGACAAGTTACTCGTAATGTCTTCGTTGACGTTCTCAAGTGTGTGGTGACCGTCCAGCCTGCCACGGCGAGCTAGTGTCTCGAGCATCTCACGTTCTTGTTTGTTACCCCAGTGAGTCCACTCGTCTTTGCCCATCAGCTTGCCACCAGTCTTCTTTGCGTAGAATCCAGCCAACTCTTTGGCAACCTGGCCCAGCATCTTGGTGCCTTGCATCACGCTGCCAGTCTGGAACACGAGCTCAGGCAGCACGGTTGATAGACCTTGCGAGAGTTCTGCAATATGCGTCGGGATGTTGAAACCGAGATGATACACGGCGTTCAGCTTCGTCAACCCTCTGGCAAACTCACTGTCAGGCTGCATGTAGTTCTTGAACGTCTGCTGGATTTGCTCGACTTGACCTGCGTATTCACCGTTGCGGATCTTCGCGTCGGCTAGTTCATAACGCATCTTTGACTGAGCCGCCCGGTTGGACAGTACGCGTCCCATCGTGTTCACGTAATGTTGCCAGCCCGCCACCATGTTAAGGTTCTCACGACCTTCTGCCAAGCGTCGAGTTTCGATAGTTGGGTTCTCCAAGTGGGCTTGGCTGAGCCGTGACACTTCGCCTTGAAGGTTCATATAGTCGACGAACTCCTGAGCCCGACCCACCAGATTCGCTGGCAAAACATCCTGTAGCTTTCTGATCATTGTGTTGTCCAAGGCTTCGAGCGCCGAAGTCATATCGTCGCCAAGCTCAACATCATAGTGACGTTCACGCTTCTTCGACACGAACTTCACACCACCCTGTGACTTCCCTTGGGCCGTCAACGCATCCAACTCGCGCTGTGACGAATAACCGTCCACGCTGATCTGCTTACCGTTAGTATCGTAAGTCCGCAGCAAATGCGTGCCAGTACGAATTTCCGGCGTGTACCACGGACGTCCTTGCAGCCGCTTCGCGAAAGCCTCACCGGACACATGCAGCTCTGTCACAAGCTGATGGACGAAATCCGCGTGCATCTGGTCCTTCACTTTGTCGCCGGTCGCCAGTTCCGTCATCCACTGCTGCATCAACTGCTGTTGCTTCACTGGATCTTTCTCCTTCACAGCTGCCAAAGCTTGGTCAACAATCTTGATCGCGTTCTTTCCTTCGACCATCTCACGTAAAGCTGCGGCAATCGCGTAGCTCCCGTCTTTGGTCTTCGAGGCAATCAACTGATTTGTAACCAGTGCTTGCGAGCGCTTCTGACCTTCTGACCAGATTCTCACGGCCTTGCGTTCTTCTGACGTCAGTTGGTTCAACTTATCGGCCAGCTTCTGGCTAACTTTGGCGGGTTGATCCAGCGGGAACTCCATGCGAAATTTGTTCTGCCAACGGTGAATGTCACTGACCACCTGTTGGACACGGGTCTCACCAGCCACCATCTTAATGTAAGGTCGGCGGCTCGCGTCGATCTCGGTCCGTCCAGTGTTAGGATCATACTTTCCAAAGATCGGCTCCATTGCAGTCGACACGAAGGCTTTAGCCGTAGACGGGGCGTCCAGCACGGCATAAGCCATATCAGCAATTCCAGGATACCGTGCCGCAAGCTGCTCCAAATGCACCATCGACCGGGCCGCAAAGTCCAACAGCTTCGTCTTCCCTTCACGGGGAGTCTCACCTGTCAGCATCGGTCGCATTGTAAGGGTATCAGCTGGAGCTTCTGTCACACTGATCTTAGCATCAGGCCAGTTACGCCGAGCTCTTTCCAGAGCATGCTCAGAGTTTAAACCTTTTACAGCATCAACGATATTGTTACCATCAGACCATTCAGCCTTAACCCATTGTGTAAAGGGATATTTCTGCTCATGAAAAGGTTTAGTTGGACCACTTTTAGGGAATCCCATCAAAGAGTCTGGAACTTTTTCGTAGGCTGCCCGATAGGACCTCGTGTTAAAAGTAATCTTCCCGTCCGCTCCGAAGTCCAACTCGCTCATTCTTAGCGGCGACAGTCCCTGAGCATCCAAGCCCAGCACACTCGACGCTTCCGCCATCACAGCATAGGCTTCGTTGGTCGCAACCTTAATATTCTCGAAGTAATCCGTTAGGCGACTGACTGCCTCCGAGTTCTTCTTCGTGGCCTCGAACGGCAGCTTGAACAGTGACGACTTCACAGCACCAACCAAATCCCGGCCGTACCGAGCCAGTGTCCTGAACCATCCTCGGACAGGCTGTGGACTGATTGCTGCAAACATCCCAAGGTCACCTTTCGACGCCAACTGGCCCATAGCCCAGATCGAATGTGCCGAGGCCTCGAACTCCTCGACGTTCTTAGGGTTAGTCATCTCGCGCATTTCCTGCAGCCTGCGGACGTTCTCAGGTAGAGTCGAAGCGAACTCGTTTAGCACGCCGTGCCAATCTGCCTGATTCTCCAGCGCCCAAGTTCGGAACGCCGACCGCGACTGCATAGCTGCTTCGGGTAGTAGCCCAGCCATCGCAGCCTGTTCGATACTGTGACCAACTTCATGTGCAAGGTTCATGCCCCAGCCCAGCAGTTGTTCATCCTGTCCACGACTAGCCGCATCCTTTGCTGCCGCCAGATAAATACGACGAGACAACCCGTTAACTGTGCTCAGCCCGAGTAACTCCCCACTGTTGCCAAGCCGATCGTTGATCAACTGGCCAAACTGCACGCCATCCACCGACAGCACATCCTTCATCTTTGCAATGAACGGCATAGCGAAGTTGTCGACAGCCTGCGGTGTCCATCCGTTGTTCAGCAGCACACCTCTCGTCAGCTGTTCCAGCGACAACTGCATAGGCTCACGAGGTGCCGAACTCTCCAACGAGAACGAACCATCCTTGTGGTAGATCACTCTCCACGTCAGCCCATCGTTGTGCGCGTAAGGCATTTTGAACTTGAGTTCTTCACTGGTGAAATTCAACCTCCGCATAGACTCGTTGGCCTCGACTTCGCCGAAGGCCCGGTTGTAGAGTTCATAACGCGCCTCAATGTCGGCCTGCTTCGCATCAAACCCTTTGTTTGTGTAGAAGTCAAAAATCTCAGCGTAGCCTGGAGTGTCAGGTGTGATGCTCCTCGGATTGTCACCTTTTGCAAAACCCTCGATCCCCTGAATAGCGTGTTGAATCTCGTGGACGAGAATTCCACGGTAGTGCTCTGATGGAAGTCCTGTTTTTGCATTAAGGCCAATAGTGTTTGTAGCTTCTTGGAAATATCCAGAAGGTGCCCATGGATCCATGTCATTATAGAACTCAATCTTATAATCTTTCAGCTGAGGATACAGTTTATAAAGTTCAGGATGGTCAAAGGCTTTACTAAGATTTACGACATCTATGCCAGAGAATGCTGCTACTAGATTTGCACCCTCAGTGAACTTGTCTGTCAACTTCGACCTGGTGCTGTCAATCGAGAACCTCCACTTCCCTTCTGGCCCAAGCATCCAACCAGTCGCATCCCAGATAGTCTTTCTTCCCTTGTTCCCCAGGCCAGCGTAGTCCTTTGCACCCTGGCTCAGGCTGATCGCCCTCGACAGTGCTGTTTGCTGCTCCGCTGACATCTTCGAAGATGGGCCGACAAACATCGGGCGGGCCTCAACAATATCTGGAGACTTAAAAGCACCTTTCCACGCTGGCGTAGCACCATCAATCAGCTTGTAATTTCCTTTTACATCTTTTGAAACACTCCCCCAATACCAGCCTTCATCCACCATCTTCCTAACATCTGGCTTACCATTTGTTAAATACTCAGGTAGACTTTCCCTAATATAGTGCGGATGTCCTTTTTCGTCTGGAATAGGAATCACATTTCCGTCGGGAGAGATCAAGACTTTCTTTGTGAAAAGCCCTGCATTCTCCCCAGTGATTTGCCGCATGGTGAATGATAAGCCGTTGAGCTGCTTCAAAAGGTCAGCAGAAAAAACACCTGTCTGCGCTTCGGGAGGACTCAACATCGGGCGGGCCTCGACAGGAACCTCCAGTTTCATCACCTCACCCAACCGGTTCTTCGCTGGCGTCGGCTTCCCCTGCACAACAGCAAAATCTCCAGAACGAAAATACTCCTCAGCTTTCGCCAAGAAGTCTGTACCCCAGACCTTTTTAGCACCCTCGGGCAAGGCATTGTAAATCTCTGTGATCTTCTCTAAGCGGAAGGCCACCGTCGAGTCAACAGTTGGACCGGCCTCCGGCACCTTTGCTCCCAAAGCTTCCGCCCCATTCTTCGGCAGAATCTTCGGCACAGGTCTGCCTGCCTGTTTCTTGCTCTCCACCATCTTAACAATACTCGCCACATCATCAATATTCGCAGAGTGACGAACAAACTTATTCAGCTCTGCAGCAAACTCCTGCAGAGTCAAACCTTCTGACCTGTTCAATAGTGGGGCAAGCTGCTGACGCAAAGCTGCGGTTCTCGCGATAATCCCTGGCATCTCGCCCACCGTGATCTCTCCGATCCACTTCACAGTCTCATCCAGCACGACTTCGTTGGCTGCCTGCTCGTCGGGATCTTTGGCCTTCGTCCCCAACACCTCATCTACAGCTGCCTCCACTTGAGGCTCTGTCTTCACAGGTGCAGGTTTCGCTGCTTCCTTCGCAGCCTTCGCTGCAGCCTGCCGGGCTCTCAACGCTTCCAGCCTGGCCTGTGCTTCCTCCGCTGTGATCCCCGGTGCTTTCGGACTTTCAGCTACTGGCACCACGGCAGGCTCTTCCACCACCGGCGGCGGAGCAATTGCCTCGACGATCTCCGGCGGTAACTCCTGCACCTCCTCAACCTTCGCCACGTCACTCACTTTCGTGTTCTTTGACAAGAACATCTGAACATCCTCCGCCGTGTTGATCTTCCCGGTAGGCTTACCATCTTGTGTGTGCTCAGCTACCAGCTTCGCCACAGTCCCGCTTGGGTCTGCGCTCAAAAGTTTAGCGAGCACTGCAGGATCGCTGGAGTTAAGTGCCTCCAGCATCTCTTGGAACAAGTTAGATGTAGGAGCGTCGGCGGCGAGTTCGGGAGCGTTCTCGGCGTCGATGGAGAACGAGCGGTCATTCCGCGTGGCTTCCAAGCGCCAAGCGTTTTCGTCCTGGACTTTGCGGACCCACCACTTCACGGGCGGCTCATCGCCTTTGGGGATACTGGCGAGAGTCTCGGCTTCCTTTGCCGTGCGTGCAGCTTCTGCTTCGGCTTGAGTCCCAAAACGGATGTAAGTGCCATCTGGGTTTGTGTGTTGAACATCGGCCTTCGGGTAGCCGTAAGCATTGCTCGCTGCTTGATACAGATAGCTCTGGAACTTAGGCTTCGCTGCCGCCCAGCCTGCCGGAAGCTCCTTCTGCATAAAGGAGCCGACGGCGTTGATGAACCGGGTGTCGAAGTCTTTCTTGACACTCTCAGGGATGCCGGGGTCAAGCATGCTCTCGGCCTTGGCATACATCTTGCTGAAGATCCCTTCGGCTTCTTTGCCTTCTGGGGTTTTGAACCACGCATCCATCTCAGCTGCGCGCTTGGCATTGGCTGGTGTTTGTCCAGGTTTACGGCCGCCCAGCTTTCCACCTGCTGCACGCGCTGCGTTAATTGCTGCTTGCTCTTCCGGTGTTCTGGGAGTCGCCCTTGCACGGGAAGCTCGGATGCCCTTGGCCACCTGGCCGCGCACTGTCGCAACTTGCACAGGGTTGGTCTCGACACTGTTGACTTCGGCAGCCGCAACAGCTTCGACGGCTTCTGCTTCGGTCGCGCCTTTGTTTAGCTGTGCGTCCACCTTAGCTTTGATCGTAGAGAAGGTCTGGGGCTTTTCACTGACGGCATTTACGTTACCGACGAAATCTTCGAGATCTTCGGCCGTTTTAATCTTCGACACCATAGTGCGAAGCTCCGCGATGTCAGCTTGGATTTTCGCAAGGAACAGGTTGGGAGTTTCTGTGGCGGTCTTTTGGACCTCGGCTTTCTTGGCTTTGTTGACCAGAATGAAGGAAGGGTCGGTGAGGACGTCTTCGTAGTCGGCAGCCAGTTTGACGCGAGCCCAACCACGCTCAGTCTGGTCTTTGATCTTGCGAAGTTCTTGACTTTTAGCCAAGTATTCCGCTGTGCGCTCAGGCGTGAGCTGGGTCTTCGTCGTTTGGGTGATTTCCCGTGGGAAGAGGACAGCTTCGGAAGTGATTGCACGCGGGCCAGTAAGTGCCGGGATGTCGATGATGGCGAACGGGATGGAACCGACCACGTTGGCGAGGATGTTCTCTTTCGAGAAGACTTCCGAGAGGGATTTGTCAGTGATACCGACGTTCAGAGCTTCAACACCACTGATGGCAGCGACGTTGTCTCCGACATAACCGGCGATACGTTCTGGGATGGTTCGGAGGGCCGTGTTGAGAACTGGTGCTCCGAGGACGGTTCCAGCAGCTTGTGCAGTTGCGGCAGTTGCAGCTTCCTGTGTGACGGTTGGGCCAACAAAGCCCAAGGCTTTCGCACCTGGGATGGAGGCGAGCTTGCCCACGGCAGCGTTGACCAACGGTCGGCCTGCGACCATCGCGCCCATACCGAAGGCAGGTGCGAGACCTGCCGCGACGACTTGGCTCGTCGGTGCGTCCTGACCGTAGGCGTCCCAGGCCGAGAGGAGACCAGCACCAGCCAGCCCTGCAGCAGCCACCGGAGCACTGGCCCCGGCTGTTAACATAGCGGGAAGAAAGTTCCCGATCATCCTCGGAGTGCTTGCTCCGACGTCATAGCCTGCTTGCCCGTCTGCCCCAAACGCTTCAAACACAGAGCGACCAAGAGTCCCGGTAACTTCTGGAATACCTGTGGAATCAATCCCACGGTTAATCCAGTAGCTACCCTTTTTCAGCGCGCCTCCAATACCATCGGTCAACCCTGTGTCATACTCGTTGGAGTTGGTCACATAGTTGGCGATTTTACTGAAGTCCTGAATGGACATGTCACCAATCTGAGGAGCCTTAGATTGGTAAAGGTCGTAAACTTGTTTGAAGGTCTGGGGCATGGGAAGGGAAGGTTAAATTAACGGAAAAGGCTTTTGAGATACTCGTAGGTAGCTTTGATGTCAGCTGGAGCATCTTTAGCACCTTGGACTAACGCGTCCCAAGCACCACCGACCAGACCGTTCTCGCTTGGTTGGTGCTTAAAAGCTCCTTGTTTAACCAACCCTGGCATAGCTCCAGCCATCTTTTGAGGATTGATTGCAGAGTAGTCGGCAGGTCCGGAGCCAAACAAAGCTTGGTTGATGTCGTAAAGCCCTGAGCCAAGGTTTTGGAATCCTTGCTGAGGATCAACACCAAGATCAGCTACTGCATTGTAAACACTAGCAGCACCAAGGTCATTCAAGATCGTTCCCATGCCTTCACCTACTCTGTCCGCTCCAGCCTGATAGAGCTTTGGACCTTGAGACATAGCTGTCTTAATCCCTGCCTGCAGCGAATCCAACACTCCGTGATCTTTGAAGCCTTGGATAGCTGTGTTGGCTCGATCTCCCCACGACTTCGGGGAGCCGTCAGGGTTGGTTCCCGGACGACCCTGATTGCTAGAAGGTGGAGGCGGAACATTAGTGTCTGCTTCGGAAGGCGGAGCGTCTGTTGGTGGCCCACCGAAAGCATCCATCGTGGACTGGTTTCCAGCAAGCTGGAGAGCTGTGTTACGGAAGCTCTGCTGCTCAGCTGGACTGAATCCACCAGATTTCGCGGCAACTGAAGTAGCTCGTTCTGGCATCGAGGCACCAGAGAACCCGACGGGCTGTCCGTTTGCATCGTAGGCCACACGCACGTTGCTGCCAGGAGTCTTCACGACTTGGTTGGCATAGTTGTTCGCACCGTTCTCGTCCTGTGGTCCACGAGTCCCGTCGGCGTACTGCTGTGCTTTCAGGTTAGCCACAGCAGCACGACCGTTGGCTTCACGCACTGAGGCTGGTCCGCCGTCAGCGTTCACGGCAGCTTGACGAGCAGCGAGAGAGGCCTGCCGGTCTGGGTTGGTGCTGTTCGGGCCAAAGGCTTCAATCCATGCGAGACCAGTTGGTGCATTCGGGTCAACCCGGTCGCCACCGACAGTTTTCTGTGGACGACGCTGGGCGTCGATTTGATTCAACAGCTTACTCTGATTGCCGAAGAGAGCCTCAAAGTCCTCTTGGCTAAGTGTTGGAGTTTTTTTATTCGTGTCAGACATAGTGTTAACGTGTTGGTGGTTGCATCAGCATGGCCTTAAAGGCCTCAAGTTGTTCTGGAGAAACTCCATCAAGTGGAGTCGGTTGTGCAGGGTTGGCTCCAGCAAAAGCCTCAGGCGGCATGTCTGGCATCCGCTGTTGAAGAATGTGTTGGATTACCTGTGGAGGAAGCAGATCACCGAGGCTCCGCAGAAGGCTGTCCTGCTGCTGAATCTCGGCTTGCTGTGGGGCCATCCGAAGTTGCTGCATCTGTTGAAGCTGCTGCAGCATTCCGCTGGTGTTTTGCTGAATCGCATTGAGTGGCTCGAAGGCCGCCGTCACGCGATCTTGTTCTGGTCGTTGCCGTAGAGGATATCCGATCATGAGAGGTCAGTTTCTTGTTTTAGTGTGTCGATTTTCGGGAACTCTTTTGGAGGTTCTGGAGCCCTCGAGGGGCTATCAGCCTGAAAAAGTGGCTTTGTTGTTTCTACCCACCTTAGATACCCGCCATTGCTGGCGTTATTAAATTGGGCATTTTGATATAAGTGCGAATCTGTCTCCATAGGTTATATTTCCACTGTTCGATTTCCACACCCACAAGGATGCGTGCGTTGGTCTGCATCATCTCGATGTAAGTCGTGGCGTTGGGAACACTCTCGGGGATGTACTTCTCGATTGAGCGGGTGAATACTCCACCAACGTTTATCCAGGTAGGGTCGTCACGGCACATGATACTGATAGCAATCCCGATGTCCCAGGCGAAACCAGATGTGTGCTCGCACTTCCAGATCACAGGAGCTTCGTCGCAGATCAAGTCATTAAAGCTCAGGCTTGTTTGTCCGAGACGACGAAGATGGTAATCGCCCAACATCGTGTCTGCACGATAATTGAAACCTACCTGAGCCGAGAACTTCGACGTATAAAACTGGAACACCTCAGGTGCTAATGGTCGTGTCGGATGATAAGTCGTGATGACTTCTGCCGGAACTGTCAAAACCTGACCAGGCTTCTCATTAAAGCCTGCAATCGTGTAAGCGTCAGAAAGGGCATAAACGGTGGTGTTATCCGCAAGCTTTTGCAAATAGTATTCGTCGCCAGGAGGCAGCCAACCTGGAAAACGATACTGAATGTTCTTCGTGGTCTTGAACGACTTCGCCAAGACGCTATCGCTGATTGCACGCCGAGTCTCCAGCATCTTGAGATGGTCGAGTTGCCTCACTTCATATTCTTCACCGGAGCCAGGTGTTGGCGCGACATAGCCTGACGCGTCTTTAACAGTCTTTGTAACTGCCACCATTTCTTGCGTATCCGGGTCTTGAACGTAATCGGTGAAGGTCTGCCAACTATCAACACGAAAAGTCGTTCTGAGCTTTTTGCCCATCGAGATCTTCTTGTCCTGAATACCGATGTCAAGGTAGCTGGTTGTAGGAGAATCGTTAGTCCCGACGATCTCAACCTTTTTGTAAAGCCTGCTAGCCTGCACTGACGGAATCCAATCCCGCATTGTGATCTGTTCTGGTCCATCAGGTGTCAAGACGGCCACTTTGCTGCCTAGAATCCTTGTCGAGGTTTCGCCAACAGCAGAGAATCCATCCAGATCTTCTGGCCCAGGAACATCAATGGTTGGTGCTCCAGTCGCTGCATACACGGGCGGAGTTGGGTCATTGTCTGCGTAGACTGTCGCACCCAGCAAAGTCTTACCAACAAACGCAGCCTGAAAATTCGCATCAGAACTACCAGATGGATGAGTAATGGTTAAGACATTAGCCAGATAGAAAATATTCCACTCAGGTAACATCAAGTTGAAGTAGGCTGCAATCTGTGTGAAGGCAGCATCGATTGTTGCCTCTGGTGGAATCTGCCAACTGTATGGTCGTAGCTCTGTTGGTTCTGTAACGGCTGACGTAACAACGCAACGAGCATGGGAAGTGCCTGAGTCAATGTCCAGCTGAAAGTTCAGGTCCGCTGGATCTTCCATCAGACTTAAATTATAAGCATGCGTAGCAGGCGTACCGTCTCCTGGGCCTGTGTAAAGACTTGAGCGCACCTTCGTGATCTCAATATCCAGCCCATCATATTGTGGACTGGCCTGCTCAAACGACTTAACCTCCGGAGTAGTTTCCAGAGTTTCAACCAGCATCTTCTCGTGGTACGCATCAAGTCGCTGACGGTCAGCCGAGAGCAAGTTTGTCGTTTCTGTTGGCAAAGCCGTGTTAACTGCCACAATCTCGATGGTTTGTTTGACTTCCGTCCCATCGTCCAGCGTCCGCACTTTAAGTGTCGCTTCGGCTTCTGCAGCGATCTCTGTCCACCGTTGACGCGACATTGCAGAGTTGCGCTCATTGTAGACATAAGCGTTCAGCACACCGAAGGCTCCCATGTCTGGAACACTACCCTGTGGAAGCTGCTCCTCGAAGGTGGACATCGCGCCACCAACCTCCGGACTAAAGTCACGCTTCTCTACCAGCACGGCAGCATTACGCTGCGAACTAGGCGTCAGATAAATGGTGTCGCGATTGGCCATAACTTATTTGTAGTAGATTGCTCGTGAGAACTTGTGTGTATCGTTCTCGTGCATTTTTAGCAAGGCCATTTCGGCCAACCGCTCTGGCGGCGCGATATTACCTTCTTGACGTGGGACAAACGCCTTAACCAAGAAGTTCAACTCGACGATGGCCTGCCAGAAAAGATATTCCTGACCAGTCTGCATCATCCAGTCTTCGTAGTCGTCTGCGGCCCCGCGATAGGTGGTCATCCATTGCTGAGTGTCCAAGATCACACTAACATTCGCTGTCTGCGTCGGAGCGACCGACAACAGATTTCCATTAAAAACTAGCTGGAACCGAGATCTGAGGGACATCGGTGTCGACAGCTCAGCGTCACTCAAGTATCTCCGCGGCTCCATGGCCCGACGGATTTTTGACTGACGCATAAAGTTGTCCGCCTGAGAGCGGACTTCAAGTGGGTAGGGTTCATTCTGAATGAGCATCCACGCGCCCGTCACGCACTTGATCGTGCCGGGGATGGTCGTGCCCGTAGGCTGGACCACCACAGTTACTTGTTCTTGCTGCGCAGTCCAATTGTAGGACTTCTCGGCATTCAGTCGAGCATTTTCCAACGCTTCGACGAGCAGGTCTTGTCCGCCAGACGTGAAGTCCGCCAGAGCCCTCTGCATATATCTTGCCAATTTTGTGCGTAGTTCTAAGAGTTCCATAATGTGGTGATCCAGTTAAGGACGGTTACTTACCGTTCAACCCGTATCCGCGGGAGCCGAGCTTGCCGAATTTGCCAGCAGCTTTGAAGTCCTTCTTCAGGTTAGAAGAACCACTCTGGACAGCAGCGCTCTCGCGAGCAGTGACATCCAGCATCTTTGTGTCTTTGACGTCTTTTCCGGAAAGAACCGGTTCGTCGCCGAGGTCGTATCCTTTTGGCATAGTAGTGTGAGGAGGTGGTGATGAGGAGGATTAAACACCGAGCACGCGAATCACCAGCGTGCCGGAGTAGGTTGCTGGGGCGTTAGTCGCCGCAGCTTTAAGAAGCAACTTCGTGCCATCAAGGCTCGGAGCCGCAACAATGATCTCGGAGTTCGTGTCGAGAATACCAGGCTCAGCAGAAATGATTTCAGAGAAACCAAGGACTGAGGCTGGAATAGCACTACCATCCGCCAAGACTCCCATTGCCGTGAGGACCAGGGAAAATTCGCGCAATGTCACGACTCGGCTGCCCTGATTGACAGGCCAGCCATTGACGATTGTAACACCAGCAGAAGTGAGGTCAGCCATATTAGTGGATGATTTTGCCGAGGTTTTCCAGATACATGCAGCGCTCTGGGAATTCGAGTTCCATACCACACTCGGTCATCCATTCGTCGAGACGGTAGTCTGCGTCGTTTGGCTGACGGTTTTTGAGCAGCTGCGTGTCGCTATCCTGGAAAGGACGATACGTGATGCTGCCAAGGTCGAGAATGGTGCAGCTGTTGGAGAACATGGGGTTCTCGTTGAACAGCGGCGATGTCTTGAAGTGCAGCATGCCCGACTCAGTTTCGTAAGTCGTGATCTGCATCCCGTAGGTGGTCTCCTTCTCGTTGTAGGACCGCGTGACCAGCCCAGCCTTTTTGGCAAAGCTGTTGAAGTTGTGAAGGAACTTCGTGTCGCAGAGACCCAACTTCTCGAAACCAGAGCTCGAGTTGAAGAGGAACAGGCGACGCATCAGTTCGTCCCACTCTTCGAGGGTGATATTAGCACCAGCGAAGTTGATGTGACGCTTCTGGTCATAATCGCGCCAGTCGACGCTGGAAAGGTCGGCCTCATCTGGGCGGTAGTCGAACAGACCACCGTTGGCGATGTTGCCTTTGTCATACTGGTCGAGATACCAGACCAGACCACCCATCTTGCGCTCAGGCATGGTGTGACCATCCTTGGTGACGACCATGTCGGTCTTGTACTCGCCGAACAGGAAGCTGAGCTCCTGCTGGATGGTGTGACGAACCTGAGCCTCTTTTGCCGCTTTGCGGTAGATACCGGTTTTGTCCCACTTCATCCCTGCCTTGAGGGCATTGCGAGTCCATGGACCGATCGCCGTGCGGAAGATCTGCGTCTGGTTGTACGTGTCCACAGGGAACTTGACGCCGCCCGAGTTGGCACGATCGCCTTCAGGGGTAGCAGTGCCGATAGACGCGACGTTGATGCTGACATTGGAGGAGGTGTTACGAACACCAGTCCAAGTTTCGATCGCGCGAAGAGTCAGCGTGTTATCGTCGGTGTCGATCGCCGTGACAATCGCGCGACGAGCCGTGCGGCCCGAGCCAACCGTCAGGCCTTTGGCCCAAAGGATGTCACGAGTGCGGAACTCTTCGGCTTTCTTGACACGAAGATAGAAGGTTGCACCATCAGCAACAACGATACCGGTGCCGCCATCAGTGGCCGCGGTGCCGTCAGCGTTGACGAATGGTCCGACAGAATTCGCCGCCACGGTGATCGACCGTGGAGACTTGAAGCGTTCCTCGTAACCGTCAAACTTAGGCTGATTTGTCTCCTCAGTCTGATCGATCATCGAAAGAAACGCCATGAGCGGCGCCATCCCTGTGGGGTTTTCCCACGCAAGACGACGACGTGCGTTAGTGTGTTTTTGTGCCTCAAGCGAGGTAGTAGAGCCGATGCCAAACATAGTGTTTTGGTAGTGTGTTGTTTGTGTTCTTTAATCCCAGAGTTCGTTGAACGGCTGGGTTTTGACGGGTTTCGGAGATCCTCCGTGGCCGCCACTGTTGACAGAGCCCGCCATACGACGGACAGGTTGCGCCTGTGAAGGGCGAAGAGAAAAGGTTTTGTTGTAGCGACGAATCGTGTTCTGAGCTGCCGAAGCAAGCGCACGAACACCTTCTTCTGCTGACTTCGGGCGGAAGCCGGACGCCCGGAGACCTTCAAAGATCTCAGGCATGATGTCCGCATAGTCCTTCAAAGCAGGATAGCTTTTGACAGCGTCCGCGACGAGCGTGGAACGAGCTTGAACTCGGCGTTGCTCGGAGATGTGACCATTAAGCTCCTGATATTGACCATTGACTTGCTGGAACAGTGAGTTCGCGATCTTGATCACAGACTTCTCACGGGCATCGAACAGCGCCTGGAGAAGCTGAGCACGTTCAGCAGCAGGCTTCTCAGGATCAAGAATGGAGACCAAGTCCTGCTCTGTGATATCACGGTAGCCGATCTGCTGACGAAAAGCTTTCTCGTCGAAGGCTGGAGCACCAGCAGCTTGGTTAGGCTGACCAAGACCATTGGCCTTGATACCAGCGACCACAGCGGCTGCCACATCATCTGGCCCGAAAGCCTTGGCCGGACGCACCGACGGACGACGTGCTGGTTCACCACCAGCAGGCTCACCACTACCACCGTTCGGATCACGATAATCCGGGCTGTCAGGATCATCATGCTTGAGTGGATCATAGTCGTCCACTTCCAGTGCAGCACCATCATTGTCTGGCAGATTTGCATTGTCATCTTGCCATAGGTCATTGACCGTGTCGTCAGCGGGTTCGCGGAACCCATATCGTGGGAATAGTTTCATTATCTGTTGGGTTGTTGGGATTGTTCTCTACGTCTAAGCTCAGTCTGAATTTGTTGATCGAGCCGACCGAAAAGCTCTTTTGTAAGTCTCATCTGGGAAAGTGTGCCAAGGACTTGTTCCCGATCAAGGAAACTACCAAGGTTGTCGACCGGTGTCAACATTACATCCTCAGCCATCTGCCTGTGCTTTTTGTGCTCTTGCTCAAACCACTGGTGAAGCACCGACCCCGGTAGGAGGCACTGTCGGAGCGCCTGCAGGTCCTTGAGCTTGGCCTCCGATAAGTCCAGGCAGAACTCCTGCTCCTTGAGGCGGCATTCTGAACCGGCGAGTTTGGATGCCACGAAGAGAATAAATCTCTTCCATAAGTTGGTCGACGTCATATTGGGGTGCGATGTTGGGGTTGGAAATAATTGCGATCAGAAGCTCCTGCATAGACTGAGCAAGGAAGCCTTTCTCACTCGGCATGGTGGACTCAAACATGAAGACGTCACGTGAACCGACAAGCTGGGCAATGTCAGACGGAACAAACTTCTCATAAAGTTCCTCAATGTTCGGACGGTTACCGACATACTTTTGGAACATCTCAAACGACAGACCATACCGAAGATTGCAGAGTTGTTTCTTGCCTTGTGGAGCATAGCAGGAATCCCACAAAAGCATCCCGGTCATCCGCATCTTCGAAGCTGCACCGCCATTGGCCGCCCGGTTCTCTGTCGCGCTTCGACGACCAGCAGAAACCTGGCCCATAGCATTGTCGTTCACACCCGTGACCATCTGTAGAATCCTCTGCATTTCTGCGGCGTCCGACAAATTCGACGCCGTGGTGTCCCGGAACTGTAACTGGTGGGCATACTTCTCGATCCCATTCTTCGGAGCACCCTGCAAGGTCGTGATGATGTCGTTGTTATTGGCCAAGGAAGCCACATCAATCACGGTCGGGTCAACAATCATGTTACGACCGAGAGCCTTCCGCACGCCCATCACGCGGGAATTCACCAGATACGTCACGACTTCCTGAATGGCATGAATGGTGTCGCACAGGGACGCACTCAGGTTCACACAAGTGTCCGGACTGACCAGCCCCACGTTGTGAGGGAACTGGTTGTGCACGTAGCCGTAACGCTCAATCGAGACAATCCGCTGGTCATTCGCCACACGAACTAGATACAGCACATCATAATCCTGTGATCCGATATCATACTTGGAAGGGTTCAGCCGGATGTAATGCTCAGCGATCACCACCACATGGTCATCATCGTCACTGGTGCTCCGCTTGTTGGCCTGCTCGTCCCAGAGCATCTCGAGCGAACTTGTCTTCGCACGTTTGTTCCAGGCATCGCTTGTCATCCGTGTGATGTGCTTGGTGCCAGCCAGAAGCCCTTTACGTTCAAGCTCACGGATATAACTGATCGTGTATTCTTCTTCATCCGCCACCCAAGTACCCTCCTTCCACCGAACCAGTGGCAGTGAAGGATCAGGGAAGAACTTGAATGGAGAGATGTTGTTGATGGTGTTGCCTTCGCTGGCTACCACCTCACGTTCTCCATTCGTCAAGATGTCGAACATGTTCGTGCCGTTCACATTCTGGATGGTATCTTCACCACCCGGAAGCCACAGCATCTCTCTTGTCCACGTCTCTTTCGTCACTGTAATCCCCAGCCTGGCAGCATCCAGCAAAGACTGGTAGAACTTTCCGAGCCACTGATTATCGGCCAGCTCACCCTGCAGCAACTGCTCAGCCAAATCCCGAATGTCCTTGTCTTCGTCACCGTTCTGCTCAAACTCATAGAACTTCTTGCTCTGAGTCATCAGCAAAAACCAGAAGGCCACACAGGTCTGAACCTGCGCAAATGTCAGTGGCACGACAAACCGTTCTGGCTCGTCCTCCTCGGCAGCCTCCAAGTCATTCTCATTCCTTGGCATCTCACCTTTGTAAACCTGCAGGTTACGCTTCCACCGTGGATACTCCTTACCCATGATCCCACGAGAACGAGAGATGTTGTCTTGAAGTTTGTCGAACAGCTTTTGGATGTTCGGAGGCATCGTAGCCTCTTCCAAAAGTTTTTTAATTGCTTCTTCCATAAGATGGTTTGTAACGTTGTGGGTCTGTGAGATATGTAACCTTGCGGCGAGAACCCTGCAGGTCCCTGAAAGCACCACGCATGTCTAACCTGTCCAACCTCGGCAACAAGACTCTCGGTGTGCTTCCCATTGCTGCCGGTTCAATGTAGGTCAACCCGTAGTTAACCAGCCGATAAAGATTCTCCATCATGTGGTCAGGAGCTTTCACAGAAGGCCTGCCAGTCTTCGGGTCAAACACATAACGATCAAACTCTCGCATGTGCTGGGCCAGGCTAGGCGAGAACATCACAACCGGACGACCGTGTCGATCCCGTTCTGACAACTTCGCCTGCACGTTCAGAATCCCGCGAGCCAAGTCTTTGTCAGCCTCCTCCACATTCAGCCCTTCCAACTCAAAGTCATCCACCATCCGACGTCCGTCGTTAGGGTGTTCAACAAAAGCATGAGGGTCGCAAAGAATAACTTGAGGCCGGCGTCCGCGAATAACTGCCAGAATGTCCTGTGCCAAAATCTTCGTCAACACACTCTCGAAGATCTCACGGTAAAAGTAGGTTGTCCCGTGTGGGCTCGTTGCACAAAAAGTAACAGCGTGTGGTGTCGCCATCCCATGAGGGTCAATGGCCACACGGATCGTGTAGTTCATTGGCGGAGTATAGTGGTCTTTCCACCCGAACGGCACGCCCTCGTAACAATGAATATCTGGGTCGAATTGTGTGTAGATCGTTCCACTCAGCGCCCTTGGTTTACCACCAATTCGAGCATCCCAGTGCTCTTTCGGAATATCTGCCTTGAACTGTTCAATAGCCTCCTCCGACAAGTGCGTGTTGTCATACGTCGACCCGGTGATCAGCCACTTACTCTCCTTCGCAATCGTCAATCCATCGTCATACTGTGACCGAAGCTGACCATCTGGGAAGAAGTAGTCATTAATCCACATTTCCGTGATCGGCGTGCAGAGGAACCAAGCAGAACCCCCACGGTCAATCAGACCACGAGAATAAGCTTCCCACATGGCTTCTGGAATCGGTTCATCCACGTGGATAAAGTCCCAATCACTCGACTCATGACCAGCCGGATTAGACAGGAACGACTTAACCGTGTCAATAAAAATCATCGAGATCCCACCGTGAATGCTCTTGATCAGAATCTTACAGATCTCACCGGTGTTGTTCTTCTCCACGCCAGCAAACCACTCAGTCGGCAGCAGCTTGAAGAACTTCCCGATACCGCCGCCCTCGGTCTGGTTCGTGAAGATTTCATCTGCTTTATCCCAGTCCTGAACGAGCAACACGCCTTTCACCGGTCTGCGCGGAAGCCCCAAGGTCCTGCGAGGATCACCCACTGGATAGAACACTCGCTCACCTCTGGCCCACGAGATATCCTCAGCCGTTCCGGTCGTGCTCTTGCCCCAACGATTACCAGTCCGAACATACCTTCGCTTGCTACCACCAGCACTGAAAAAGCTGTGCTGCTTCTTTGTGGGCTCATAGTAGAGAATCCCGTTAGCCTTCTTGTGCTGAAGCTTAGCCAACAACTGTTGCTTCTGTTGACGCAACAACAACAACTGGGCATTACCCAGAGCCGTGCGGTCACTAGCAAGTTCAGTTGGACTTTTATCTTCCATGGTGGGCGTCAAAGTTTAACGGGCAGTGGGAAAAGCTATTCTGCCTCGATTGTAGCCGTGGCGTAGGAGAGATCAACCTCGGTGATGTAGTTTCGGCTGACGGTCTCGCCATCAGCGATGAACTCGTGGGAATCCATACGGACACGTGCAGGGCGGTCGGCAGTAACTTTGGCATCCCACAAACGCTTGAGCATCTTGTTGAGCTCGAGGTAGAGGTAGCGGATGTCACCAGTAGCCCGAGCGGCATTAGCAGCAGAGAGGGTGGAGAGACCTTCAGGAACGCCAGTGATGCCGGTGGTTTCAGTCGTAAGCCAGATGCGCTTTGGGATGTAAAGGGTGATGGTGCCACCAGAGGCAAAGGTGCGAGCGACAGGTGTGCCCGCGAAGCTCGGGATACTGGCGAAGGTGAGCTCAGTGTTAGAACCGGAGACTGTGCTTGCTGCGATGTACTGGATCGTGTTGGCGACCATCGTGCCAAGTGTGGAGGTGAAGTAAACCGGGTCGTTTACTGCAAGGAACTGAGACAGGGCGACACCAGGGATGGTGAGCTTGTTCGTCGCAATGGTGCACGTGATCGCGATAGACTGTTCTTCTCGGTATGCTGCGCCGAGCCAGGCTTGTGGGAAGGGAGAGAAGGCCATGAGGAGTTAGAAGGTTGAGTTCGCCGCCGAGGTAACGTTAGAGGCCCTAGCTGTCGCCCAACTCAGTAAGGCATAGCGTAGTGGGCAATTGTTTGTAGGTCCCATCGGCACAATCGTTCTTTTTGCTTTGAGAGCTTCGAGACATTGTGCTCTACTTGCCTCTCGACGACGAACCCAAGGAGTTAGCCGCGTCGGATGTGAGTGACCCGGTCGCGTGGGAAGCGGGAAGTTTTGACCATGTCGGATTGGTTACCACCAAAGGCCCAGACGTAGTTGTTGTCGTGTTTGACATAAAGGCAAACGTGGTTGCCGCCTGGACGAGTCATCACGATGGTGTCACCTTTGACAGCAGCGTTCAAGTCTGGGACAGCCTTGCCCCACTTGGCCCAGGAAGCCGCACGGTAGTGCTCAGGCGGAACACCAGTGCCGGTCTCGATTCCCCAGAGGCCACGGATGCAACCACACCAAGCGGTTTTGCTGTCATCCGGATTAAGCCACTTGGCCGCAGCAAGGATGGCTGTGCGGATGCGTGGGGCCGACGCTGAACCAGAGAACTCCGCAAGACCATTGTCATGCAGGGCATGGTCGAAAATACGTTGTGAGTTCATTTACCGGAGTTTTGATCGACGAGGATTTTGACGAGCACGACACCGGTAGTTACCAGGTCTTTGTCGACGGATTCGGTTTTGACTGTCGTGCCGTCTGGAAGGACCTCCGTGCGAGTCGTGCAGGAGGAAAGGAGAAAAGACAGAAGGAAGAGAAGGCTAAGAGTTTTCATTGTGGGATTCTTTGGAGTATTTTTCTTATTTCTTGTTCGTTTAAAACTTTGTTTTCTATTGCTCTTTCAGAATTGATAATCTTTCCCCTACCATAGGCTTGGCCTGCAATAGGATCGATCTTTATATGGGCTATTTGATTAACTCCAAAAGGAACAACCTGACTCTTTTCAAAAGACTTTCTACTGCCGATATATTGATTGTAAGCAATTACCTCTCCGTGGATGTCTCTTTTAATAAACATAGTGTTCGCGTTGATTACTTTAAGTTTATTATTCTCTAAATCTATCTCCATAAAACCATTACCTTTAAGTATTCCCTCGCGCACCCACTCTCTTACTTTGCTCGAGAAGTTTGACTCCTTGATAAAAGTGTCTATAATCTTTCGTATGTTTGGGTTATCATTTTTAAGTTTATAAGAGAACTCGCCTACAATAGAATTAGTATATTTATTTACAATACCAGAAACATAACCAACCGAACAATAAACTTTCTCCAAATCTTCAAAGCTAAAAGGGTGTTCTACTCCTAGGTCTTTTGGAAATCTAATCTGATCATCAGATACTTCTGACTTAAATGCCTCTGTAATCTTCTCTCCAGCCTTGGATATGTAGCCCTTGTATTTCTCTGCTGTTTTAAAGAACTTCTCAGTCAATAATCCCATAAATAGTTTATTCTCGTTTGTTTAATAAATGTTGAGAATTAAATATATATTTATCTAGCGATATAAGGCACATATTTAGGCTGCACTTCAAAGAACATACGCATGATAAAGCAATCTCCAAAGTCTGGTGACCTGCCTATTGCTTCTTTGATCTTCTCTTTGGGTACAATCTGCAGGGGTGCATCCTTGTCAGGGTTATATCTTTTAATTTGCTCTAAGTCGCTTATGATTAATTCTTTTACCTCTAGGCCCACTTCACAACAACTAATCTTTTTTTGATTGATATAGTCTGCTAGCATAAAAGCACATTGTGATTTAAGATTCCTAAAGTTTCTTTTTTCATAAACAGGATTTATTGGGCTAGAGTTATTTACAAATCCTCTAATCTTTAGGTTGTCGACTACTCCCCCACCAATACCATCTTCATCTACTAACTGCCTAGACTTTGGAATGTTATATTTTATGGCCAAATCATTAATCATTCTTTGGGTATAGTCCGTTGGTTGTTTATTAAAGTGCATTATATGAACTATGTCCAAGTTTCTCCAAATAGTCAGGACTGTTCTGTCTTCGCCTAATCTGGCAATGTCCCCAATTAAATAAAAGTTTGGATAGACTGTTTCATCAGGCAACTTAGTGAACATACTTAAAATATTTTCATACTCTATTAATTTGGCAGGGTCTGCATCGTATTCCCAGTTCCCATAGAGTAAACGCTCCTTGCTTTTTTTATCTAATGTTTTTAATGATTCAATATAGTGAGGAGAAATAAAATGGTTGTCGGTTGCTAACGCTTGAATAAATGCTTTGTCATCTTCTAATTTACCCTCTTTATGTGGTTTATAGAAATTATTGTAAACATATCCCTTAGCAGGGTTGCAAGTACCAAGTATTTTAGGGATAAAACCAAATTCATCAAGTTTATAACGAATACGAGACTTAACAATATTCCAAGCCTTTTCAGTTACCTGGTTGCACTCCTCTATAAATGCGCCTGAAATTTCTAAGCTGCCCAATTCGTCAAAATTAATATCTGAAGGGTATTGAAATAAATCTTTTAGTAGTATTGTTGAACTATTATTAAAGGTAATAATATTGGATTGAGCGTTATACTGATAATGCGTTCCTGCTTTTAATCCTTGCATCCTGCATACATCGTAAAAAGAATTTAAAGTAGTTTCCTTTAGTGTTTTAAGTACCGCTCTACCTATTAACCATCTACTACCTGGATATTTCAAACAAGATTTTATAATCCAATAAACGCCTAAAGCAGTTTTCCCACCTCCAGCACCACCACCATAGATAATCTCTTTAGTTTTATTATTTTCTAATAAATCAATTGCCTGAGTTTGCTTCAGTGATAGGTGCATAGGTTTTTATTTCTTCAAATATTATTTTGGCTTGGATAGGATTGTTTGCATCCCCTTCTAAAGTTGTTCTTGCAAGTTTAGGCCTTGCGTATTCAAGTAAGGTTAAATATGATTGCACAAAGTCTTTGCCCTCCAATGAGTTAAGTTCTTGGTTAAATCGCTCTGTGCCTTCTTCAATAATTATATTGACAAAGTTGTCTATTAATAGTCTTTTTTGGCTTACTGCACCTTGTGGTCTGCCATTCGGATTTCCGCTTTTGCCTTTTTCAAACATTTGTTTTCTTTTGT